GGGGCGCTGAGGCCCGGTGCTCGCCCCTTTTTTAGTTTTTGCGATATGAATACTAACCTTTTGCGAAAAGCGTGGGATAATCAACGCTATGAGTGAGCAGCTACTTGACGTATATGGATCGGTGATTGGCCGTGGGGGTGCCAGGCCCGGTGCCGGTCGGAAATACGCCGGGTACGTCAGGCCAGAAGAGGCCGTCGATTACGACAAGGCCAAGGCCCGCAAGGAAACAGCGCTGGCAGACCTGCATGAACTCGACTACAAGGTCAAGTCGAAGCAGTACGTCTCCAGGCAGGCGGTTCGGCAGGCTTCGGCCACCGCGATGGCGACACTGGCGCAAACGGCCAGGTCAATCGCTGACCACCTGGAACGCCGTGGTGTGCCGCCTGACGTGTGCGGCAAGGTCGATGACGCGATCACCGATGCCTTGGCGGAGACGGCCAAAGCGCTGGAGCGCATCTACCGATCCGAGTCGGCTTTCGATGAAACGCCGGACGACAACAGCGACCTGTTTTGATGGACGACGACGAGCACTACCACCACTCCTTGAGCGACATCTGCGAGGCGTACAAGGCTTTTGAGCCGCCTATGGCCCGGTCGGTGTCTGAGGGGGCATCCAAATCGCTGGTAATCAAGCAAACGGGTGCTCCAAGTGGCCCCTGGAGCGCCGAGGAAGCCCCGTACATGGTGTTTCCGATGGACACACTGGCCAGCAGGATGCACGACGCTGAGGTATTCGTTGGTCCTGCACGGACTGGCAAGTGCTTGGACGTGAATACTCCAGTACCTGTGCCTTCTGGTTGGACAATGATGGGTGATTTGAAGGTTGGGGATAGGGTTTTCGGTACTGACGGGTCACAGATAACCGTTTTAGCAGCGCACGATGTCAAGCACGATTTGCCCTGTTTTGAAGTTAAGTTGTCTGATGGATCATCGCTCATCGCAGACAGCGAGCACCTTTGGGGTGTAGAGCGGTTCTATTGGCTGAAACCTAATTGGCGATATGAGGTCTTAACCACTCAGCAGTTGCTTTACGATCTGACATACGGTCATCGTAAGGACGGTGGTGTACGGTTTAGATATAGGATTCGTAACGCCGCTCCGTTGCGTTGTAGCGAGGTCGGCTTGTATATCGACCCGTATTTGCTCGGTGTTTGGCTTGGCAATGGTTCTGCCGGGGCTGCTTCAATCTGCTCTCACAACGGGGACGTTCTTCACTATGAGACGGCAGCACGAACGGCAGGTCACACGGCAGAAAGCATACCTGACGGAGAAAACACATCCACAACCAGGTTCGATCTACTTTCGACAAACCCAGACGATCCGCTCGGTACGTTTTCACAGCGGTTGAAAACGATGCGGTTGATGAACAACAAGCACATACCGGCTGCGTATTTGCGAGCGTCGTTTGAGCAACGTCTAGCTCTGTTGCGAGGGTTGATGGATACCGACGGTTATCCTGGCGACCAGGATCATCCGGCAGTTGAGTTTTCCACGGTGAGCAAAACGCTTTGCGATCAATTCGTAGAGCTTGTTCGGTCATTGGGGATGAAACCTATCGCAAAACGCAAAGAAACGACGTGGGTTCACAACGGGGAGCGCCGATTCGGGACGGCATATCGGATTACGTTTTCCTTGCCGCCTGGGATCGAGGTATTCACGTTGCCGAGAAAACGTACTGCCGGTAGGTGTTCGACGATTGATGTTGGCTATAGGCAAATCGTAGCAATAACGCCTGTCGAATCCCGCCCAGTTCGTTGTATCCAGGTTGATTCAAAAGACAGTCTTTTCCTAGCCGGTGACGGTTTCATTCCTACGCACAATACGGTCGGCCTGCTCCTGGGCTGGATGGCCCACACAATCGTCAATGATCCTGGCGACATGCTGTTCATTCAGATGACGCAGGACAAGGCCCGTGAGTTCAGCAAAACCGACGTGTCGCGGGCGATCAACAACAGCCCCGACATTGCTTCGATGCTGAGTGTGTCAGCCTCTGACCGCAACACCCATGACGTGATGTTCCGCAACGGCGCGTGGTTGCGGATCGCATGGCCGACCGTCAGCAACGTGTCGGGGTCCACCTACCGCTACGTGGCCATCACCGACTACGACCGCATCGCCAATGCAGACGACGTGGACGGCGAGGGGCCGCTGTTCGCCCTTGCACGCAAGCGCACGACCACGTTCTTGAGTCGTGGCATGTGCCTAGTCGAGTCAAGCCCTGGGGTTGAGGTGACAGACCCGACATGGACACCGGCCACACCGCACGAAGCCCCTCCTGTAACTGGCATTCTAGGCATCTACAACAGCAGCGACAGGCACCGCTGGTACTGGCAGTGCACCGACTGCTACGAGTGGTTTGAAGCAGCGCCTGGGCTATCTCTGTTCTTGCTGCCGAGCGACGACACGCTGATCGAGTCGATCAGGACGATGGACCTGGCAGCGACAGCCAAGCAGTACGGCAGTCGAATCGTGTGCCCGTGCTGTGGTGTCGAGATACCGTACAAAAGCAAAACAGCCTTGAACAAGGGCGGCAGGTGGGTGGCCGATGGTCAACGCCTGCAGTCTGACGGCACCCTTGTCGGCCCAGCGCCGACATCCAAGGTCGCAGGCTTCTGGCTGGGCGGGGTTGCTGCGGCGTATCAGTCCTGGGAGTCGCTGGTGTACCGACACCTGCAGGGGCTGCTGGACTACGCCCTCACGGGGTCCGAAAAGTCGCTACAGACCACGGTGAACACTGACCAAGGGGCGCCGTACTTGAGCCGTCATCTGGCCGAGGCCAAGGGGGGCCGAAAATCGCCCCAGGATCGAGCGGAGGACGGACTTGATAGATGGGTAGTACCTGAGCAGACGCGATGCGTTATAGCGGCTGTAGACGTGCAGGGCGGGGTGAATAGCCGTTTCGTTGTCCAGGTTCATGCCGTCGGCCCGCACATGGAGCAGTGGCTGGTGGATCGGTTCGAGATAAAGGAGTCGAAGCGGCAGGGTATGGGGTCTGAGTTCGCGCCAATCGACCCGGCGAGCCACCCAGAGGACTGGGACGTTTTGACCGACAAACTGCTGCTGGCTACGTGGAAAACCCCCTCGCAGGGTGTCGAGATAAAGGCCAAGAGGATCATCGTTGACTCCGGCGGTGAGGATGGTGTGACAGAGAACGCTTACGCCTGGTTCCGGCGTGTTCGCAAGCTGGGAATGGCGGGTCGCGTGCGTCTGTACAAGGGTGCGAGCACCAAGGGCGCACCGATCATCAAGGAGTCGCTTGTTGGGTCGGCGAAAGGCAAGGGCGACATCCCACTGCTGCATTGCAACCCAAATCTGCTGTCGGATGCGGTTGCCGCAGGTCTAAAGCGGCAGGACGGTGGTGCCGGATACGTGCACTTCCCGAAGGCAAAGCACCCAACGCTGAACCCGACCGGCTGGTTGCCGCAGTCGTTTTTCGATGAACTGGAAGCCGAGGTCCGGGCAAAGAACGGAACGTGGCAACAGGTTCGCAAGCGCAATGAATCCTTCGATCTGTGCCGCATGGTGCGAGCAGGCCTGTTGTCGCTGGCGGTGGACAAGATCAAGGATTGGAACGAGGTTCCGGCGTGGCTGGCCCCGCTGGACAAGAACAGCGAGGTCATCACAACCGAGGATCGGCGGGCCATGAAGGAAAATGAGGTCGTCGCACAGCCTGTCGAGCCTGTGGTGCGCGTGGTGGCACCTATACGACGACCCCGCAGACACGCATATACTTCCCTGTAACGCTTGCAATCCGTTTAGCTTTTGCTATAATGCGAACCGGGCCACAGAGGTCGGCGCAAGCCGATGACACTTTCGGAGTGCATAAACCCGACGCGACGGTGCCGCGACAGCGTATCCGTAATGACCTTGTGGAAACACAGGGGCATCACGTTTGTTCACAGCCGATGTGAGCAAACGTGATGGCAATGAGACGCACGGTTTGAGACACGTCTATCCGTTCCGTGGGTTCCGGCGACTCGTTCGTTGGCCGTCAGCTAATTTGGCAAGGTAGTATCATTGGTTTAGTGCGCTCTATCCGGTTCGCTACCGGATAGAGAAGAGCGGGTTCAATTCCAGCCCTTGCCTCCTGGTTTTGTGTTAGTGTTGACTCCTTCCCCTTCAAACCCGCTTCGGCGGGTTCTTTTTTGCCTTTTATTTCCCTTGAAATAAAGTCTAAATAAACACCGAAATCCTGCCGCAGTGCAGTTTATAAAAAAGAATGCCATCATTACGCCAATTTATTTTGGGCGGAATATGGCAATCACACAAACGGACATCGACAACCTGAACGCAGCGATTGCGTCTGGTACGCGCTCCGTAACCATCGGCGGGCAGACCATCACCTACGGTACGGTGGATGCTCTCATTAAGGCCCGCAACGACTTGCAGAAGCAATTGCTTGCAGGTGCCTCGCCGCGTACTCGGTCGCGTCAGACGTATGCCTATCTGTCCACAAGGGATTACTGATGGCGACATTAAGCAAGAACGGCAAACTCATTGGCCGACCACCAGGCAAGCCGACGGAGGTGCTGCCTGCACCAGATGCAGAAACGTTGGCCGTGGCCAAAGCGCTGCAGGTGTTCCGAGCACGCTACGACGCTGCCGGACGTGGCCGCAGGATGGCATCCTGGTCGCCACCTTCCTCCGGCCCAAACGAGGCTTTGGTTGGCCTGCAGACAATCCGTGATCGCTCGCGGGATGCAAGCCGCAACGACTGGTCTGGTGAGTCGTCCGTGCAGAAGTGGGCCACCTCGCTGGTCGGTATCGGCATCACCCCTCGATTTACCCGGATCAAGGCCAAGAAGCGCAAGCAAGACATCGCCGATCTGTGGGCTGACTTCGCTGCGGCATCTGACGCTGACTGCGTGCTTGGCATCTACGGACAGCAGACCCTCGCTGTGCGAAGCTGGATCGAGTCGGGTGAGGTGTTTGCCCGCCGTCGTCCTCGCTTCCTTGACGAAGGCTTGCCGGTGCCATTCCAGGTGCAACTCATCGAGTCTGACATGGTGCCCATGCTCGATGCTGACTCCTACCAGGGGCTACCGCAGGGTAACGTGATTCGATCTGGCATCGAGCTGGACAAGAGAGGCAAACGCATTGCGTACTGGGTCTACAAGCGGCACCCAGGCGACCGCCATGGCGGTGTGATCGAGGCGGATTCACTGGTTCGTGTAGCCGCGTCGGACATGATCCACATGTTTGAGCAGAAGCGCCCAGGGCAACTGCGCGGTGTGTCCTCGCTGGCCACGGTACTCACGCGCATTCGCAACATCGCGGATTACGAGGACGCAACGCTTGATCGGCAGAAACTGGCGAACCTGTGGGTTGGCTTCATCACGCGCACACTGCCAACGCTGGACCCGAATGACATCAACGCTGGGGCACTCACCGGCCTTGAGCAATCGACAACGGAGGACGGGGCAGGGCTGCTACCGCTCAAGCCTGGGCTGATTCAGGAGTTGGAGGACGGCCAGAATTTCCAGTTCGCCAATCCTCCAGAGGCCGGTACGAACTACAGCGACTACCTTCGCACGTCGCACCTGGGCACGGCGGCGGCATCGGGCCTGCCGTATGAGGTATTCAGCGGTGACATCCGCGAGATCAGCGACCGCACGCTGCGTGTCATCATCAACGAGTTCAGGAGGTTTGCCGAACAGCGGCAATGGCAGATCATAATTCCGCAATTCTGCCAGCGCATCGTTGAGTGGTTCGCGGATGCAGCAGTGCTCGCAGGCAAGGTCAGCCTTGATGAAGCCACGCTTGTCCGTCGCGCCGAGCACGCGCCGCATGGCTGGGCCTACATCCATCCGGTTCAGGACGTGCAGGGCAAAGCGCTGGAGGTCACAAGCGGGTTCCGCAGCCGCTCCAGCGTCATCGGTGAACGTGGCGACGACCCGGATCGTGTCGATGCCGAGCGCAAGATGGACAAGGAGCGCGAGGATGCGCTTGGTCTTACGCCCCCGCCAGCAGCGCCAGCCGGACAAGGTGGCACACCGGCAACCGACCCACAGAAGCCGGACAAGCCAGCGGCAGACAAGCCAGCGGCAGACAAGCCAGTGTCACCGACAGCGTTGGAGAAGGCAACATTGGCGAAGATACAGGCCGAAGAAGCGCTGCTGCTGGCCCGTGCACGGGCTGTGGTATCTGAGTCGGCCAAGGTGACTGACGACGAGCGGGCGCTTGTGCTGTCGGAGCGCATTGTTGATCTGCTGGCCAGCGATGTCGAATGAACTCAACCTCATTGCTGTCATTGCGAAAGGGCTTGCCGACCTCAAGGCCAGCTTTCGCACCCTGTCAAAGCAGGAGGGGCCGCCTGGTCCAAAGGGTGACAAGGGCGATCCAGGCGAGCCTGGGCCAAAAGGCGACAAGGGCGATCCTGGTGCGCCTGGGCCAAAGGGCGATCAAGGCGAGACTGGGCCAAAAGGGGACACGGGCGATCCTGGTGCACCTGGGCCAAAGGGCGATCAAGGCGAGCCTGGACCAAAGGGTGACAAGGGCGACGCACCTGAGCACAAATGGGACGGCACCAAACTCGCTTTTCGCCATCCAGATGGCTCTTGGGGTAAGAAGGTTGATCTACGCGGGCCAAAGGGTGATGTTGGGTCGCGCAAGGTTGTTGTCGCAGCCGGAAATAATCCGCCTACGGACCCTCCGAGCAGTGGTGCAGGCTACCCTGGAAAAACGCTTGTTTGGTCGCAGGGAATTTTGGCGGAGGTGCTTTTGTATTCGGACGCTGAAAAGACTCAGTTGGCCGAACGGCGCATCCTTGATTACGCATCGGGTTTGCTCGCAAGCGTTCGCTATTTTGATGCATCTGGTGTGCAAACAAAAGCCCGCACGCTTGGCTACGCAGGCGGTGTGCTGACTAGCGTTACAGAGGAATGAATGACGATCTATCAAGTTACTCGAATATCTGATGGTGTGGACGTGTATCGCTACGCGGCTGACGCCCCTATCGAATGGGACACGATGGGCTTCGATACCCACACCCACACGCCAATGGTGCAAGACGCACAGCTAACGCCGCAAGGTCCGCGCAGGCTGACGAAGTTACAGTTTATTGGCAAGATCGGCGACGAGTTTGCAGGCATCCTCACTGCGGCGAAAACGAACGTCCAGGTGGAGATGTTCGTGCGTATGCTTGACTGGGCCACGCCGGACCCGGATGGTACGAGCGTCGATCTTGACGATCCGCGCATGATTGCAGCGCTGACGACGCTTGAGGCAGCGGGCTTGATTGCAGCGGGTCGTGCACAGGAAATACGTTATGGCAACTAAGTACATTGACCATGGCGCATACGGGGCCACAGGCTCATTCACCGCCAGCACATCAGGCTCCAGCACGACGCTTACGCTTGGTACACCAGGGTCTTTCACTGGCGTTATCAAGCCTGGTATGTTTTTGACAGGCACTGGTATATCGGCAGAAACCTATATTTCATCGGTTACTTACAACTCGTCGGATCAGGTAACTGCTGTGACGATGAGCGCGGCTCGCACCATTTCATCAACGACGATCACGGCAACCGGAGCAGGTTCACCTGAATCCGTGCCAGTGTGGGGGTCAGCGCAGGACGGAGATGGTACAGCCTCTACTGCTGGCACACCGTCAACAGCCTCTATCGTTTTTACTGGCGCGCCGTCCACAGGAAGCATTGCGGTTTGCGGCGTAACCCTGTCACCTACTTGGGGCGCGAGTGCGACAACGGCAGCGGATGCGCTGGCTGCGGCTATCAATGCCAGTACGACGACGATTACCGGACCGGCGACGTTTACGACGTTCTCGCAGTTGCGAAACCACATCTACGCTCGGGGGCCGAGCACTGGTGCGGCAGCAGGCACGTGCGAGTTGATGACGCGGCAGGCAGCAGCGCATACTGGTACGGCAATCACCCACACGCTCAACAACGTTTCCAGCGGTGGGACGATCTCGTTCAGCGGTGGCACGGGTGGATGCTGGGGATACTTGTTCAACCCGATAGTCACAGCCTGGAAGAGCGGGGTTGCAGTCGGGGGCTATGGCGTCTGGGCTGCGGCAGTTCCGTATTGCGGCAGCATGAGCGCCGGTGACGTTGTGAAGGTGCGTTCTGGCAAGACAATAACGCTCGCTACAAACACCAGCGTCACATGGACAATGGCAGCGATGGGGTCGGCTGGATCGCCTGTTAGATTCGACATTGATGACAGCAGTGTTTGGTCTGATGGGTCAGACCCCGTACTCAAGATCGCCGAAGCGCACACAGGAAACACGCTCAAGACGTGGGGGCACCTTGTCACCACATTTGCCCACATCAACGCCAAACAGTACAGCGGTGGTCAACGCAACTTGGTTATTGAGTCAACAGGAAACGGCCCCACTATCCCTGTGACGGCTATCAACTACGGTGGCCCTGTTCGGTTCGACAACCTCGATATTTACTGTCCAGGTACACCAACGGCGACGCCAGGGCCACAGGCGTCATGCATGGCGCAGTTTCTGGCCGCATCTGTTACCGCAACGGCGGGAGTAAGTTCGGTATTCAAAAACTGCCGGATCGTTCAACCTGGGCAAGCACCATCGGCGAATACCTACGGTTTGATTTATCAAGGCGTGAACGTCGCATCGCGTGCGGATTTTATAAATTGTGAGTTTTCGCTTACTGCACCTTCAGCTGCATGGGTACACACACTGTCACCGAACTCCGGCGGGCAATCTATTTGTGTGCAGCTTGACTCGTGCGTGTTCACCGGGTTTGTATCCGGCAGCAGGCTTGTATCCACCAGTGTTCCGTCCCCGTCTCTCGGGCAAGTGCTCTTCGCCAAAAACTGCTCTTACGGTGGGATAACTGTATTTGGCCCGACATATCTGGGCCTTGGATCAGGCGTCTTGGATGTTGGTCTGATGGGTTTCTATAGCAGCTCGCAATACGGGAATCGTGAGTTCGTGGTTGACCGTGCCGGTAAGATGTACGTCGAGTGGGTGCAAGCAAAAGGTCGTCCGACTCTGCGCGCAAAACTGCATGATGGCGTGACACCGTGGAGCATCTACGCGACGACTACTGCAAGCTCCTCAAACATCGGCAGACACTCCCCAGCTGAACTGCCACGCATCGGGAAAGCAATTCCAGCAAGCTACCTGTTGGCAGAAGCCGCACGCACATTTCGGCTGAATTTCCTGCTTGAGTCAAACCTGTCGTGGACGAAGCAAGACATCAGCCTGTTGATTGACTACATCGGAACAGACGACATTCCGCGCACGTTCGACACTTACGATGCTGCAGCAGGCGCACTGTCCACGGATGCAACGTCTGAGTGGTCAGCAACAAGCTGGAACGGCCAAACTTGGAATCCCAAATACTTCTCTGTCACAACACCTGTTGCAGTGAAGGCTGGCACCGAGGTCGGAATCTACGTCCGCATCCACACGACATGCAGCGCTGACACACGCGGCGTGATTATTGACCCGGAGGTTGTTATCACATGAACGCGATGTATTTTGATTCTGTAGTGGCGCTCGGTGGGACGCTTGAGTATCCGTCCACTCGCAGGCCATTTAATGTCAATGGGCTTATCAGCTTGTCGCAGCAGGGTATCGCTACGGACCCTGTTGGCACCACCACGTTGACACTGCAAAACGTGGTCAATGGCTCGAATATCCACATCGAGACGCAAGACGGCACCGTATCTCGTTTCGATCAGCAGTACGGACCCGGTGTTGTGCAGTACAACGATTCAGGAACTCAGTACGACGAGGCTGCCATTTTGTACGACGCACAGGCGAATGTAGCTATTGCACTTGCTGTGTACGAACAAGGCAGTGCGCTGAATGACTTGCGCGTAAGGATTCGCAAAGGAACGTCAGCCCCCTACTACGTGCCATACGAAACTCAGGTGACTTTAAGCGAGGCACCTGCATCCATTTACATCTTTCAAATATCGGACGAGTAATTTATGACCATCGCATCAACGTTCGCCATCGCCACAAACGGCGCAATCACCGGCCCTGCTTTCGTACCGGGTACTGACACCAGGTTCACGACACTTGAACTGCATCGGTGGTTGCAAGACCTTGCCGACGACGCATCGCCGACTGGAGACGATAACGTATCCATTCTTGGTGCCAATCCGTCGGAGCTGGCAGGTAAGCGCAACGCTGTGCGCCCCATGGCGTTGACGCTGCTGAATGGCGTGCATATCAACGATGCAGCGAGTCACTGGTTCAAGTTTGGTTCGGTTGAGCAAGGCTCAGGCGTAACGAATGTGCAGTACACCGGGCTGAAAATCCTTGGTTCACTCGTCGCATCTAGCCCGATCTACATCTACCAGAACGGTGCCAAGATCACAAAATACTGGGCTGACGCAGATGCCAGCAACTTCCAGATTCTCGTCAAGGCGAAGGCCAGCAGCACGGACGAAACGTTGAAAGACATCACCGTCTACTCGCGCAAGTATGGCCAAACTTACTCGCACTTCGATGTTGATTTGAGTCCGGGTGGCGAGCAAGTAGCAGCACTGTCAACGGCGGTCGATACCAACGTTGATACGGGTGTAATGACCGACACGGTAGCCAAAAGCTACTTCTCATCGGCCATCGGCGGCACGGCCACTCCGGGCACTCAGTCTATCACTCTGGCCTATGGCGACACGACGCAAGACCTGGGTGGCGGGCAAGGTAGTCTGTTGCACAAGGGTACGATCACACTGGCGAACAACGTAGCTTTGGCGGATGTGTATCAAGCCCTTATGTGGGCGTGCTCAGAGTCGAGCACCATCACCTTCAACAGCATTCCAGGCTGGCGTTACCGAGTGCTCCCAGGCCAAAGCTATGCTGAGAACATCAGTGCACCATTCGGGACGTTTGCAGGTGGCAAATGGTTCGTAGCACAGGGTTGGTGGTTGACTGGCGTACTCGCAGCGGACAGCAAAAACTACCAGCTTGTCTCGCACAACGGAACCACAGAAATTCCACCTTCGTCAATCGTTATCGAGATTGGCGGCTTGGTGTCTGGCGACTATGTGCTTGTAGCACGCGACAACGCCGGATCAATCAACGATACAGAGTACACAGTCAGTGGGTCTGCAGGGGCGTCTACACTGACTGTCACCGGCCTTGCTGCTGATACACCAGCATCCGGCGTAGTCCGTATCAACGGCGACAGGTATGAGTACGCAAGTTGGACTGGAACAACGCTCTCTGGTCTCACCCCTGTGCTGTCGCAGACGTACTCTAGCGTGCCAGCATTCATCCCGATGATCGACGGCGTGGCTTCTGGATCGACTATCAGCAGCGCTCAGATGCAGTTCGATGCACCGTTCATTTGCCGGTATCGCGTGCGTAACGGCGGGGGAAGTCCGATCATCCCGTTTGAGTCCACTCTTTCTGTAACCACCACAGGCGGCTCCGGTACGGCTGTGCGTAACGCTGATGCCTAATCATGTCAACAAACTATCCAACCTCTCTCGACACGCTGACGAATCCGGCAGCGACGGATGCTCTCACAGGTCATGCTTCGCAGCACGCGAATGCCAATGATGCAATCGAAGCGATCCAAGCCAAGCTAGGCACCAGCAGCACACCGGCAACGCTACCGGCAGGCGCTGTGATCGGCAAGGCATCAGGCACTGGCATAAAACTTGACAGCAATACACCAACATGGGGATGGCGCGATCTAATCGGGAGTATGGCGGCCAGGGCAACAGGCGCAACGGTACCGACATTCGCGCAGTATGCCGGGACCAGCGTGTATCAGTACCAATTCAGCAACGCTACGACGCAAGAGCTGTTCGTTGAATTCCACGTTTTACACGACTTCGTTCCTGGGAGCGACGTGTACATCCACGTTCACTGGTCACAAACTACAGTGGATACAGGTGGTGCAGCAAGTGCTCCAGGAGCAGCCAAATGGTCGTTCGACGTGCTCTACGCCAAGGGCCATAACCAGCAAGCGTTTCCTGGCACTGTAACGACCGTTAGCGTTACCCAGACTGCCAGTTCTACTGTACGTCAGCACATGATCGCCGAGGTGCAGCTATCCACGTCAGGCGCTATCGGCGGCAATACGCTGGAACCAGACGGTGTTATTTTGGTTCGCATCTGGCGCGATCCGGCGGATGCTGCGGACACGCTTAACCAAGCTCCGTTCTTGCATTTCTGTGATCTGCACTATCAGTCTACGAACGTCGGTACTAAGCAAAAAGCACCTAATTTCTACTCTTAACCCATGGCCTTAACTTTCGTTCCTGCCACACTCACGATAGAGTCCACGGCCTCGATCACTGACCTGCCAGCGTTTCACGCAGAGCTGCGCGACTGGGAGGATAGCGAGACTGGAGCTATCTACCCGGTAACGCACACGTGGAAAGCGTTGGATTTGGGCGGGGCGTACTTCTATCAGGCGGACCTAGCCAATGGATGGAAGCTGAAGTTTCCAAACCCCGGCAACTACACGATCATCGGCAATCTCAACGCCACCATCGCACCTGTGGCTGGGGTTTACGTCGAGCGTAAAACAAGCGCAGCGTACACAACGACGGCAGTAGGTGGTAGTGGTCCTACAGCAGCAGAGATTGCAGCGGCTGTGCGTTCAGCGCTTGCAACTGAAATTGGCCGCATTGATGTGCCGGTGTCTACTCGTTCAACCATTGCTGACATCTTCGCTGCTGTATGAAGTACATACTCAACGTTCTTATAGCCATCGACCAGCTTGTGAACGCGCTGATCGGTGGCTATCCTGATGAAACACTGAGCGCGTCAGCTTGGCTGGGTGAACAACAGGGTAAGTTTTTCCCGTGCATCTTTCGCCCGTTGATTGATTTTCTGTTTCTGCCAATCGAGCGTAACCACTGCGCGAATGCGTATTTTTCTGAGTACAACCGCACCCAACGCCCATGACAGACACAATTCCACCTATCGTTTCTGCCGAAAAGGATGCTGATCGTCGCCAAGGTGAGCGGCGCAAGGATTGGCACACGCCTGAAACGTGTTTCAAGTTGCTGGATGTGCAAACCACGATGGACAGGATATTCGCCCGTTTGAAGGACGGCGATGCCCGGATGGACTCGATATTCTCGCAGCTTGAGGATACTCAGACCACCATCGGCTGTATGCAAGACAACATCGCGGGCAATCATCGGGTTGTTTCTGACGACATAAAAGCGCTGGAAACAGCGATTGGTGAGCACAGAAAAGCGCTTGACGAAAATACGGCCAAAACTGACCGCATTTTCGAGATTGTCGAAATGGGCGAAGGCTTCTTTAAGGGGGTTAAGGCAACTGGAAAATGGGTTCGTCGGCTAATTATGTGGGTCGTGCCACCGATAACAGCCGTAGTCACACTCTGGTACACCCTGACGAACCATAAGTGAGGCTGAAATGTTGCGTCAAAAGCATTGCAGCGGGTTGACACGGATGGCAAATATGGCTGTGGTATTGGCGTTTAGCGTTGGGGTTTTAGTCAACAGGAGGGTGCAGGGATGGATGCTGAAAAAAAGTGAAACGTCCGAGGAATTACTGGATTGGTATCTGATCGGTATCGTCCTGTGTGCCCTGGCGGTAGCCGGTGGGCTACTTGTCTTGTTCGACATCGTTTTTTGAGATGGACGACGTTACCGCATTGCGGATCATGGATGCTCTTGCCGAGAAAATAGAGGCGCTGGCCGAGCGGCTTGCTGAGGCCGAAAAGCGAGTTATGGAGAAATGCTCTTGCGAGAAATGGGCGAGCAATTTCAGTAAAAACATCGAGCAACCGACAAACCACGATTAACAAGCGAAATTGGGCCGCAGTGTAAAGATCGCAATCTTTACGCACAATCCGCAGAATTACCAAAGGATTGTGAATGCGCCCTTGTTTTACCTTCAAAGCCCAGGCTGCGGATAAACCCGCAGTATTGGCAATTGACGACGAAATCGGATTCTGGGGCACTCAGGCTAAGGACTTTCGTTCTGCGCTGGAGTCCGTAGCTTCTGACAACCTCGAAGTCGAAATTAACTCTCCTGGCGGCGATGTATTCGCGGGCCTTGGCATGTTCAACATGCTGCGCTCGTTTGCCACCAACGGCAAGACGGTGACGACTCGCGTGACTGGCGTAGCCGCCAGCATTGCCAGCATCGTGATGCTGGCCGGTGACAAGCGCGAGATGCCGAAAAATTCGTTTGCCATGATCCACGGGCCATCAACGTTCGCCTTCGGCACTGCCGAGGAACTGCGTGATGCCGCCGACGTGACGGACAAGATCGGTGCTTCGCTTCGCAAGGTTTACGTAGACCGCATGGGTGTCAGCGACGATGAAGCCGCTGCGATGATGGCCAAGGATACCTGGCTGACTGCCGACGAGTGCCTGAGCAACGGATTCGCTACCGACTTGATCGAGAGCGTCAGTGCCACGGCCAAGTTCAACATGGAGCGGGCCGACTTGCCTGAGCACGTCAAAGCCGTGTTCCAGGCCAAAGCGACGGAAACGACAGAAGATGCACCTGCGAAAGAAACGACAGTCGAAGGCGCCTCTCCTGCAGCGCCAGCCGCTCCTGAGCCTGCTGCGGTCCCTGCAAACCCGGTGGCTGAACAGATCGTCGCACGGGCTAAAGCGGCGGGACTGGAAGCCCACGGCGCGGTCTTTGCGCTTGCGTGCAGCACGGTAGCCGAGGCTGATGTTCGCATCGCGGCTGCACGTGAAATCGTTGCGCTGTGCGCCATCGCAAAGCGCCCGGACGACGCTGCGAAGCACGTCAGGGCAAATGCATCCGTTGCCGATGTTCGGGCTGCGCTGATCCAGGCGCAAGCCGAGGCCGACGTGCACACCGACACCACAAAACCGAACGAGTCTGCCGCCACGACTGCGAGTTCCGGCGTAGACCCCAAAGCCATCTGGAACTCGCATCTCAATCAGCAACCTAAGAAGGGCCGCTAAAAATGACCACTCCGCTCTACAACTCCCCGAACATCGTGGACTTCGTTTTGTCCGAAGGCGACGATTTTCTTTCCCGCGACAACGCCGTGGTCACGCAGACCGGCACCGCAATCAAGTCGGGCACGATCCTGACGCAAGTTGACACCGGCACCGGCGCATTTGCGATGGACGGCGGTGCCACGGGCAACCCCACCAGTGGGGCCATCACGGTGGCTGCGGCTGCCATCCCTGGTGCTTACGTCATCGAGTTCACAGCCGCTACCAAGTTCACGGTTGAAGCACCGAACGGTGTGACCATCGGCACGGGCACCCTGGGTTCTGCGTTCTCCGCAGGTGGCCTGGGCTTCACGCTGACGGCTGGCGGAACTCCTGCTGTGGCAGGAGACACGGCCAAGATCACCGTTGCTGCAGGCACGGGTAAGTACATCCCCTACACCGCAGGCGGTGCGGCAGGCGTTGCAAGCGCGATCCTGTACACCGGCTTGGCTGCCGATACCGGCGACAAGAAGGTTGTGATCTTCAACAAGGACATCGAAGTTAGCCGTGACAAGTTGACCGGCCTGGATGCTACCGCCGAAGCGCAATTGCGTTTGGTTGGTATCAAGGTTCGCGGTACGGCCAGCTTGCCGTATGTTTCTACCCCGGCTCTCTGAGCCATAGCCTACTGACTCAGGAGAACCACAGAAATGGCAACCTTAGACATTTTCAACAATGATGCCTTCAGCCTGTCTCGTTTGACGCAGACCATCGTTGACATCCCCCGCGTGCCGACCCAGATCGGTGACGAGGGCTTGTTCACCGAATACGGCATCAACACCCTGACCATGATGATCGAGCGTCAAGGCTCGAAACTCAGCCTGGTTCCTACCGCGCCACGGGGCGGCATCCCGCAGCCAGTGCATCTGACGGGCCGCAAGCTGTTGCCTATCGCTGCTGTGCACCTGCCACAGTCGGCATCGGTGCTGGCCGACGAAGTGCAAGGTGTGCGTGCGTTCGGTACGGAAACCGAAGTCGAAGCCGTCAGCAAGATCGTCGAGCGCAAATTGGCTTTGATGAAGTCGAACCTTGACTTGACCAATGAGTATCACCGTATCGGTGCCTTGAAGGGCCAAGTGCTTGACGCTGACGGGTCCACGGTCCTGTGGGATATGTACTCCCTGTTCGGTTTCACTCAGGACACGGTGTTCTTCGACTTGTCGAACGCCAACGCTGACGTGAAGCAGAAGTGTATCGACCTGAAGCGCAAGGTCAAAGTGGCGCTAGGTGGTCGTGCGTTGCAAAGCGTGCGCGTCAAAGTATCCCCTGGATTCTTCGACAAGTTGGTTGCCCACAAGTCCGTTGTCGCGGCCTGGGCGCTGTGGAACCAAGGTCAGTTCGCTCGCACCTCGCAAGTCGAGGCCGACTTCGAATACTGTGGTGTTACGTTCCAGATTTACATGGGCGGCACCTCCGCTGGCGACTTCATCGCTGACGGCCTGGGCTATGCCTATCCGACCGGAGTGCCCAACATGTTCCAGACGGCATACGCCCCTGCGAACTACATCGAGACGGTCAACACCAACGGCCTGCCGTACTACGTCAAGCAAGAGCGCATGAAGTTCGACCTGGGCGTGGAACTGTTCTCGCAATCCAATCCGATCCACTTGAACACGCTGCCCGAAGCAGTCATCAAGGTGTCGGCTGCTGCGAGCTAAAAGCCATGCTGAACGCCTTTAGGCGGGCAGCCCAAGGCATCCTCAACCAAATGGGCGAGGATGCCTTTTTTAATGGTGCTCTCATGCCGATCAAGATCAACATCGAGCAGGGTGTGCAGGTCGAGGGCTTCCTGAACGACACGGACAAGGACGTGTTCATGCAGCGTGACGTGGCCACCATCTCGTCCGAGGTCAACCCGAAGGCCGGGGATCGGTTCGTGCAGAACGGACGTACCTACCGGCTGGAGTACCGTGTGCAGGATAGCGGTGTGCTGCAGCGCTTCGTCGTGATGGATGTGACAACCTGATGGCTACGACGCTTATCAGGGTCGATGTATCGAAGGTCCAAGGGCTTGGTGATCGCCTGGGTAAGTTGTCGGGTGAAGAGATTGCACAGGCCACGGTGACGGCGTTGAACGATGTTGTTGGTTCGACCTACGACATCACACGCAAGCGCATGGTGTCACAGGTCAACTTGGATGACCCGTACATCCGAGGCAAGATGGGGGTTACTGAGGCGACACTCCAGAAGCCGAAAGCGTCCATTGTCGCCTTCGGTAAACGAGAGGATGAAGTCCCGCTGTCTCGCTACCCGAACCAACTTATTCTTGCACCCCGCAAGACCACGGGGCACCAGTACAACAACAAGAACCGACCCTACACGGGCGTTTTGAAGTTGCCAGAGGGTATGCGTCAGAAGGCCGTGCAAGTAAACGTCAGTCGGCAAGGTGGCGGGGCCACGTTGCTCTACGCATTCATGCAGCCGCTGATGGCGGGCAAAGTTGCTGGTGGCAACGGCTTCGGCATCTTCGCCCGCGACAGGTCGGGCAAGAAGCTGCACCGATACGGTCCTGCCGTGTACCAGCTTTTCAAGGTTTTGCTTCCAGAACTCGCGGAGGAAGCGTCCGACGATCTGAGCACCAAGTTGCTCGATGAGGTCGAATCTCAGATTCAAAAGGCGTTCGCATGACGACACCGTTTACCAAAGCATCCGACATTGCTGACTACCTGGCATCGCTGATGGCCACGATCAAGATTGATGATGGGTTCAACACCGACATCGGAACCACGGTCTACCGGGGCAGGCGCATGGTTGATGACGACATGGTTCCGTGCTCAGTCATCATCGAGGGCGAGGACAAGCCTGGGGATCAAGTCAGTCGTGAGGAAATCAAGATCACGCAGAACTACGTGCTCGGTGGGTACGTGCGCTGCGATCCTGACCACCCGAACGATGCCGCGCACAAGGTCATCAAGGACATCAAGAAGGTGGTGTTTGGCGAAGGTCCGCGCATGGGCGGGCGCGTGCGAGCGGTGAGTTATGTGGGTCGGGACATCGGCCCACGTGCTGACGGGGTTCCCATTGTTTTCGCGGTTGTCCACATCGCAATTGAGTACGCAGAAAAGCTGTCGGATGCCTAGCGAAATCGGGCCGCAGTGCAAGTTGACGATAAAAAGCGGAAACTTGCGATTGTTTTATTTGTTCGTGCCGTCAGTCTGCGGCATTTAACCACAGGAGCATTCCATTATGGCCGCACGCGGTTTTCTAGGCGCAGGTGACGTTTACATCGAGCGTATTGTTGGGGGCGTAGCCCAAGGCCTGAAAGGCCCGTTTTACGCCGACAAGTTTCAGATCAAGCCCAACGTAGACATCAAGGAGTTGGTGTCCAAGGGTCGCAACGATTACGGTCAGACTTTGGAGTCCGTGGCCTTGCAAAAGCCTGCTGACTTCACCTTGGAGCTGAAGGAAGTGAACAAGGAGTCGATGGCGCTGGCGCTGCTGGGCACGCAAGCCGCTGTGTCTCAAGGCTCCGGCACGTTGACGGATCACGAAGTCACCACGAAGGCCGATAGCTGGGTGTCTGTCAGCAAGGAAGCCCTGGGTTCCACCGTCACGGTCAAGGATTCTGCGACCGGCCTCATCACCTACGTTGAGGATACCGACTACAAACTCAACCGCGTTCTGGGTCTTATCAAGGCACTGAGCGCTGGTGCCATTGCTGCCGATCAACACGTTGACGTGTCGTGCAGCTACAGCGCAACCAGCGGCACCGTCATCAACGGTGCCACCAGCGCTGACGTTCGCGCTCGCTTCGTGTTCGACGGTATTAACCAGGCCGACGGTCTGCCTTGCATCGTTGAGGTGTACGAAGGCGTGATCGCTGCCAATAGCGCGTTCGACTTTTTAGCGAACGACTTTGCTAATGTTAGCTTGCCTGGCAAGATGAAAACGCCTACTGGCAAGTCCCAGCCGTTTACCGTCACGCTGCGTACTGCGTAATCACCGGCTAAGGCGCGGCGGGGCGTACCCGCAGCCACAGACCCGCCACGCCTATGAAGCATGGCGGGTTTTCTTTTTTCTGCATAGGTAGCGCAGTATGGCAACAGGCTCCAGTTCACGTGACGTAATCCTTACCCTTGCGGTTGAATCCCTTGGGGAAGAGGGCATTAAGCAACTCCAGACGGCGATTAACGCGCTGGCGAAGGAGGGCGGGCTTGCTGGCCCTGAGTTCAAACAGCTTGCGGATCAAATCTCCCGCCTGGGCGAACAGAACACCGCCGTCCAGACCATCAAGAAGTTGGCCGACGAAACGGAGCAACTGAAGTCATCACAGACCGATGCTGCTCAGAAAACATCCGAGCTTGGTCAGAGGCTTGAAGTCCTGCAGCAAGCGTCGTCGCAAGCTGCGGAAAAGCAGCGTGAGGCCAAGGATGCTGTCATCGCGGCGAAGCAGGAGCTGGCGATCTACTCCGGCGAAATCAGCAAGCTACGTGCAGAGTACGATGCTGCCGGGAAAAAGACCGAAGAGTATCAAACCAAGTTCAAGGCGTTGATCGACAAGCAGACTGAAGGGCGGACCCGCCTGGTCGAGTTGCGTGAGGAACAGAAGGCGGCCACTTCGGAGTACGACAAAGCCCAGTCGTCTGTGGATAGGCTGGCCAAGGAATACGACAAGTCGGTCCAGTCGGTTGACAAGCTGACAAAGGCCGCGAACGACAACAGCGCAGCGCTGAACGCAGCATCGGAGCAAGCGCAGAAACTCGGAGTCGCCACTGAGAACATCACGGCATCTGAGGCCGAACTGATTGACATCTTCAACCGTGGCGTTACGGCTATCGAGGCTCGCAAGGTGGCTATCGCGGAGATGGCCGAATCAGACCGCCTGCTTGCGATCCAAGAGCAACGCCAGATCGCCCTGCTCAAGCAGGGCGAGCAAGCGCTACAGGCCGAAGTTCTGGCACTGCGGGATGCCGAGCGGTCGAACCAGGAGTATGCGGCGGCGAAAGCGAAGGCCACCGCTGACGAGGAAGCATGGCAGCGTGAGGCATTTGCCATCGTTGAGGCGAAGGAAGCCGCGCAGAAACTTGCGAAGGAAACCGAAGTCCTGGTTGCTGCCGAGCAAGAACTCGCAAAGCAAAACGCATTTGAAAAACTGGCTACAGAAGCGCAGCGCTTGTCGCAGGCTGCTGAGTATGTGCGGTTTTGGGAAACCGAACTGGCTAAGGCCGAGCAGCAGGTTAAAGAGACAGCGGCGGCGGCCTCGCAGGCCAGTGCCAAGATCGAAAGCGCATTCAAGACGGTCGGTGTGCGATCAGTACAGGACTTGAAAGAGGAAATAGCCAAGACCAAGGCGGCGATGGAGACGCTTGCCTCTGAGAGCGCGGCCACCGGAGTCACGCTCAAAGGCGCATTCGACGCAGGCAACGCCAAGATCAACGCATTGGAGCGCGATCTGCGTGAGTTAAACGGGACCATGACGCTTGGCGACAAGACCGCAAAGTTGTTTGCAGGGTCGATGAGTCAGATCGCTGCCGGGAACCTCGTTGCCGATGGTGTCGGCTATCTGGTCCAGAAGGTCAAGGACTTGGGTGCCGAGTTCGTCCAGGCTGTCATCAAGGGCGACCAGATGACCCGTGGCCTGAACGCGGTCTATGGTTCGTCCGAACTGGCAGCAAAACAGATCGACTTCTTGCGGCAGACAGCGATGGATTCCGGTGTGTCGATGGGGTCGTTGACCAGCGAGTTCATCAAGTTCTCTGCGGCGATGAAGTCGGCCAACATCCCACTCGACCAGTCGAATGAGTTGTTCAAGGCCGTCACCCGCGCATCTGCTTCACTTGGCCTGAGTGCTGACGAGACAAGCGGAGCGCTCAACGCACTTGCTCAGATGGCCAGCAAGGGCGTTGTGTCGATGGAAGAGCTGCGCCAGCAGTTAGGCGACCGGCTGCCCGGTGCGATGGGTCTGGTTGCTCAAGGGCTTGGCATCACCGAGCAGCAACTGAACAAGTTGGTTGAGAGCGGCAACCTGGCTGCACGTGACCTGTTCCCGGCACTGTCGTCTGCTTTGCAGAAACTCCAGGGCGACACAGACGGCGTGGCGAACGCCTGGGAGCGCTTCAAGGGCTTCCTGACACTGACGGCACAGACCGCTGGTGACGCTGGATGGGTGCAACTGCTGACTGGTGGCATCAAGTTGCTTGGTGGGGCTGTTGGTGCTGCAGGTATCGCCCTCATGGGGTTCTACGAAGCGCTGCAGTTGGTAATCAAAGCCCAGGTTGCTTGGTGGGACGTAATCACTGGAGGTAGCGCCAAGACCGCATGGGCGTTCTTGAAAAAGGAAGCCGACGATTCTGCAACACGGTTGAGAGGGCTGCATGATGTCTACGGCCAATTGCTCGACCCACAGCAAAAGGCAAGTGACGGTAATACCAAATTCGGCACGTCGTCGTCTGCTGCTGCCCCCTCCGTACTGCAACTTGAGGATGCAACCCGCAGGCTGGCAGAAGGGCAAAACCTGTCTGCGGCGGCAACAAAACTGGCGGGCGATGCAACGCTGCAGGCTGCTGACAAGATAGTTCCGTATCGAGCAAAAGCCGAAGAATTGCTAAAAACACAGGAGCAATTGACGGAGGGCTATCAGCGCAAAGCCAAGGCGGCAGAAGAAGAAGGACAGCAGCTTGTAACGCTGGCGAAGCTGACGGGCGACAACGCTGAGATAGCGAAAGCCGAGGCTGAAGCCACCAGGCTCCAAGCCAACGCTCTCGAAGAAGTTGCCAAGAGTCAACAGGCTGAGGTGGACCTTCTTCTTGTAGCGAAGCAGCACTTAGAGGACGTTTATCGGTCCCGTGGGTTGAACGAACAGCAGATAAAGAACGAAACCAAAGCCATTGACGACAAACTGGCAAAGGCGGAGCCGGAGCTTCAGCAGATGCGTGCGGCAGCAAATGCCGCTGAAACAGAAGCCCGTGCGCGTGGAATTCAGACGCTGGCCTTAAAAGACCACTCGAAAGAAATCGGTGCGTATGGTCAGTTGCTGACGGCATTACGCGCCACTGAATCGCAGTTGATCGACCTGCAAAAAGAGGGCTGGAATGTTGGCGGCGATCTGAAGCGAGTGCGCGAGGAAATCGGCACAGCCACTGCGTTGTACAACGATGGTGTCAAGGATTTGATCCGCAACACCAACGTCGAGCTGAAGCAAACAGAGGCGTTGACAGCGCAAAAAGACCTGGAGAGCGGTTCGAGGATTAAGCATCTTGAAACCCTGAAAGACGAAGCCACGCGCACAGGTCAGATCAACGATGTCACCAAACTCGAAAACCAGATCAAGACCGAGAACATCAAGATTCTTGAGCGTCGTCGTGGCCTGGCAGATGCCGAGATTGATGCACGCCTGAAGATCCTCGACGCACAGCGGAAGCTACTGACCGCTGACACCGATGAAAACAAAGCCAAGCGTGATTTGCTCGATGTAGAAGAAAAGCTGCTCCTGGCACGTAAGGATGCCAACAAGAGTATCGACGAGCAGATCAAAGGGCTGAAGAATGAAATCAAGGCTGTCGAGAGTCTAACCGCCGCGTATCACCAGCTTGGCATCAAGACTCCAGAGGAACTGGCCCAGATCGCAGACAAGAACGAGAAAGCATGGCAGAAGATCAAGGAGGACGGTAGGGCCAGTGTTGAGCAACTGAAAACGGCGTTTGAGAAATACGCACAGTCTGTCATTGATGCCGCTGGTGACATGGGCCGCGAGATGGCCGAATCCATGCTTAAAGGGGAAGCGGCGACACGCAACCTGAACGTCACCATCGACCAGACCGGCAAGGTGACGGTCGATGCGATGGGCAAAGCCTCAAACGCGATCAACAACGCACGTGGATACATGACTGCGTTCGAGAGGTCTGCGCTGGCTGCTACGGTGGCTCTGGAGGCTCAGAACGCCGAAATTGAGCGGCGCATATCCGCCCAGGAAAAAGCCAACGAGCTGCTGGAGCGCGAGCTTGAGTTGGAGCGCAAGCGGTTGGGTGTGGACAAGGAGGGATTCCGTGTCGATAAGGACGGCAACCGCATCCAGATAGTCACGGAGAACAAGCGCACGGTGTACGACAAGGCCAAGGCTTCTGGTCTGACAGACGCACAAGCGCTGGGCATTGCCGATAGGTTTATCAACCAATATGGGTATCAAATTGGCTCGGAGCAGACTGGTAAGCCCTGGAGTGTTGCGGTTCAAGAGGCGATCAACGACCAGGTGATAAAGAACGCACGCGATTCCGCCAATCAACAGCAGCAGCAACAGCAACAGCAGCAGAGGGGCGGTGCTGACACCGACACGACGCGCCAGCAACCACGGAGCACGCCGCGTAACGACAAGACCACTGTGACTATCAATCTGGCCAATGGTGCCAGTAAGCGCATCAACACAGACCCTGCAGGGGCGACGGCGTTGCAGGAGGTACTACAGAGTCTTGAAACATCATCGAGGACAACGTTATGACTATTTCCCTGAGTGTTGGGTTGACGACAGTTCCGCTCAACCCTGACCTGTTTTGGGCTGACGAGAACAATTGGCACCCTGTTGAACAGACAAGCGAGCGCACGATCACCGGCGCGTTGGTCGTGCAATCTGCGGAGCGTTTGGCAGGTAGGCCGATAACGTTGCAGCCCGAAGATGACTCCAGCGGGGCCACCTCGCTGGCCGATTTGGAGCAGTTGCGAAATTGGGCCGCAGTACCCGGACAGCAGATGACTCTTACACTGAGGGGTGCGTCACGCACCGTGATATTCAGGCACCACGACGGCCTTGCAATCGAGGCTCGCCCGTGGGTACATCGTAGCGATGTCCAGTCAGATGATTGGTATCTGGCCACCTTGCGCCTGATGGAACTCTAAACAATTGGGAAAAGTAGATGCCTATTCAATCGGGTGATGTAAAATTGCTCAAGTCTGCTGTCATGGCAGACGTGCCGGAGGGTGGCGGGGCACCCACGGGGAACGTGATCGCAGACGGCGTATCCAACGCGATCTTCTCCGACATCTCAGGAGTAGCCCGCGCCGGTGGCCAGGTGTCCATGCGAAAGGTGTTCGCATCGGTGCACACCGACGATACCGACACATACTTCGGGGCCAACGTGATTGTCGCGGAACCACCGCAAGACCCTCGCGTGAGTGTCACGATGTTCAGCACGGAGTCGGTATTCGACACGCGCTCTCAGGCTACATCACGGATCGAAAGCTATTTGAACCGAGGGGCGGAATGGCCCGGATACCTTTACGAAAGCCACATCGCTGGTCAAAAGATCATCCAGCTATTCCAACGACCAGACAGTGAGGTTGTTAGGGTCGGGCACACCATTGTTTTGATTAAAGACGAAGGAAAAGTCAGCGAGGCTATTCAGTACATAAGGGCTACATCCGTCGATGCGGTTATTCGTACTTTTTACGATTCGTCGCGGGATACGGACTACAAGGCTATGGTCGTTAGCGTAAACATATCGGATGCCTTGCGATACGATTTTCCAGGGTCGCCTGCTTCTCGAACATTTGCCAGAACTGCCAATTCGACGGTAACTCGGGATACCGTGGTATCAGATGCAGGTTCCTATGTTGGCGTGGTGCCTTTGGCGCAGGAAGCTGTCATCACTGATTTTTCAGTGTTTGCAAATGGAATCTACACGCAGTTGGTGCCGAGTGCCCAGATCGAAACTCCGCTTGTAGATGTCAATATGGCCGGTCAGCCTACGGCATTGCAAAAGAGCGGGACTGCCGTTTCATTGACGCTGACATGCGTGTTCACAACGACATCCAAGATGTTTATCGGCATGTCCGTTTTCCCTGGGACGTTCACGTTGGTCCGTGATGGCGCCACGGTGACTGACAAGGCCGGGGTGCTCATGAACAACGCGGAGCAATGCGGGGTTATTGACTACAGCAACGGCATTATTTCGCTGACCAAAAATCTCTTTGGTACTGGCGGCGGGCAGCATGTCATCACGTTCACCCCTGCCTTTCCATCCAACCTCGCAACAGATTCTTACTCGTTCGACGTGACCGTTGAAAGTCGCAGACTGAGCTACGTCGTTACCTTATTGAATGAGGTTTTGCCAATGACCTTGAGCGTTGCTTACATGAGCGGAGGCCGCTGGTATGTCTTGCGTGAAACCGGGTCCGGTGAGATCAAGGGTATCAGTTCCGCGCACGGGGTTGGCACTTTGAATTTCGACACAAGTTCCGTTGTGGTGACGCTGGGAGCGTTGCCTGATGTTGGCAGCGTTATGATTTTTACCTATTGCAGCAACCTCAACGCTGCCTATCACTTCGAGTGAGCTATGCCTAATCCACTATTGTTGGTTGACACAACAGGTGCCGTGCTACCGGCAGGCACAGACTACAAAACGCACTTGAGCGATGAGGCGATTGATTACGCTTATCTGCCAGATAACTTTCACCCGTCCAACGTCGAGGCGAAGCGTTTTTATTACCACTGTGGAATCTTGTGCCATGAGTTGCTGGGGACTTTGCCGACAGTAGACGAACCTCGCACTATTCATTACCGTCCGATAACTTTGGTGTCTGGCGCTACGGATTGCCCACCGACAAACGGTTATCTTGGTGCAACGGTGATTCGCGGGCATAGTCTCAGGTTTTTCGTCGAGTTGAAATGCACATTCCTGTTGTCTACCTACGGGACCTCTTCTGTTTTGCCTATTCCCAATCAGTCAGACGGCACTTGTTGGAAAGAAGAAACCAGAAACCTGATGGTTGTGGATCAACCGACCGGCACAGCGTATGGCGATCTCATTACCCAATGGGACAGTGACATCGTCAAGGTGGGAACGATCCACTATGAGAGCGGCACGGTCAACATCTATGGTGGACAGATTTCGTTTAGCCATTACAGGCCCACTTTCGGTCCTGATTTTGCGGTGCTTGTTACCGTCGCAGGGGTTCAAACCAACCGCGTTTACACCTGGAAGCAACTTGTCAAGTTGGACATTCAAAGGCAAGGGGGAGCACCCGTAGGTGGTGCTGGTAACGGGGTTTTGGCAAGGATGCTCATTACGGCAACTGGTACGAACCTCACTGCCGTGAAATACGCCACCAGTTCAACGGCTGAGGATGAAAAAAGTGTCAACGTAGTTCTGACATCGCTGGGATTGCAAATTCCAACTGCACCCAATAGCCCGTTGACAGGGGTGAGTTTCAAGGTTGGTAACACGCTTTACACCTCGCTTCCCGACGGTACGCTTGTCACCGATTTCAACCCCGTTACCGGCACTGGCACCACTGCGGGCGCGGTTGATCTGAACACAGGTGCGATACAAATTACCAACTGGCTTGCCTCGGCATCGGCGACGGTTTCAGGGGTTCATGCTGCAGCACCTTACGGCACAGATGCCTATTGCGATCAGATAACGATCCGCACAGCCAGCGCACCGTTACGCCCTGGCAGCTTGTCCATTGTGGGCAGCACAAAGACCTTTGCCGGTCTGACTCACTCGTTCAACGTGTCTGCGGATTTGGATGGAAACATCGTCGATGACTGGGTGCTCGGAAAAGTTGACTACGCCAACGGAATAGTGCGTTTGTGGTTCACACAGCCGACTTCTGATGTGCTGTTTCCCATCAATTTGAACACTGATCTTCGTGCCAAGGATTACAGCTTTTTGGAAATCCCTGGTGTCGCCAAACGTCTGAGTTGGCACGCCAAAACATCGTCACTCAGGTACAACGCGGTGGCGTATTCATACCTGCCGCTCGACGCAGACCTGCTGGGTATCGACCCGGTGCGACTACCCAGCGATGGGCGTGTGCCTATTTTCAGGCCGGGTTCTTTTGTGGTTGTCGGACACAAGGGGGAAGTTACGGCCACGGTGTCTAACGCACAAACTATCGACTGTGCGCGAGTTCGATTGTCCCGTGTACGTGTGATCGGCAACGATGGTGTCGTCATCAACACCGGATACACCGCCGATCTGGAGGCGGGTACGGTGACGTTTACGGACGTGTCCGGCTACTCGCAGCCGGTGACGGTTGAGCACCGCATCGAGGACATGATGATGACCTCAGATGTCCAGATCAACGGGCAATTGACTTTCACACGCCCATTAAGCCATGACTATCCACTGGGCAGCTACGTGTCTAGCGCGTTGATCGCTGGCGGCAACGGTGACATGTTCGCACGTGTGTCGGTGATGTTCGACCAAGCAACCTGGAACGGGACATTTGCGGATGCCATATCCGGTTCAGCAGCAACAGGAACATTCAATTCCACCCAGTATCCGATTGTTGTTACGAACCGTGGCGCACGTACCGAGCGCTGGGCAGTTCAGTTCACCAGCGGGACCACGTTCAACGTGATTGGCGAGAACGTGGGCGTGATCGCAACAGGGTCGGTCAATTCCAACTGCCTGCCGATCAATCCTGCAACCAACGTGCCTTACTTCACCATCCCGGCACTTGGCTGGGGCGCTGGTTGGTCTGCTGGAAACGTGCTGCGATTCAACACCGTCGGTGCGGAGTTCCCCGTGTGGGTCGTTCGCACCGTGCAGCAAGGGCCGGAAACCGTGCCCGACGATTCATTCACTTTACTAATCCGTGGGGACGTTAATACACCATGACCGCGCCTATCAAACTTCTGTCAAATGACATGCCCGGTGCGCCGCAACTGACGAACGCCTGGGGCGCAATGACGGCGCTGCTGGACGCTTGCCTGGTTGATGGCTTCCACCTGAAAACTATCAACAGCCTCACGTCTGCAGATGGTGTTGCCACGGCGACGATCAGCGGGGGCCACCAGTATCGGGCCGGGCAGGTCGTGTCGGTCTCCGGTGCCGCACAGTCGGCGTACAACGGCGATTTCACGGTGCTGTCTGTCACCGGCACGACGTTCACCTACGCGGTGACTGGCAACCCATCGAGTCCCGCGACAGGAACGCTGGCATCCAAGACGGCACCTTTGGGCTGGCAGATCGCGTTCACCGGGACCAACAAGCGTGCGTACCGCAGCCTGAACGTATCGAGCGCTCGCCCCTACCTGCGGGTGGATGACGGGCTTGATGCTGCTTACACGACGACCTATGCGAAATTCGCTAAGGTGACGATGGCTGAGGGCATGAGCGACATCGACACGTTCGTCGGTGCGCGTGCGCCATATGACCCGCTGGCACCGACTAAAAACGAGGTTGGAACCGGGTCGGGAACCACGGCATACAACGGATGGTACAAGTGGTATTACGCAAAGGCGGCGGGGAACACGGCGGACACATCTGCACCGGCAACTGCAAATCGCGGATGGTGCCTGATCGGGGATGACCGTGGCTTTTACTTGTTTGTCGAAAGTCTAGACGGCAGTGGTCTAGGTGGCAAATGCTTTACCGACTTTTCGAGCTTTCGGGCCAACGACGGATATGCGTCTATCCTATGTGCACAGGCGGCGTATTTTCCGGCGAACACAGCGCCAACGACTATTGATTCAGGAGCGTACATTACCTCTGATCTGGGTTCACGCTTCCCCCGCACAATAGACTCGACTGGCAAAATTGTCATGCGACCGTACCTGCAGGTGGGTTCCAATGTGAATGTGTCGTTCACCAGTCTGAACACCAACAACGCCCAGATTGTGTCTGGATACAGCACGGGGGTTCTGTGGCCAAACGGACCTGACTACGGCCTGATCTTGTCGCCGGTCCTGCTGAAAGAGGGGTCGCATCTGCGTGGGCAGATGCCTGGTATGTTCTTCGTGCACAACGACAGTCCAGGTCTTGACCATCTTGAGCAGATCACAGGGGTTACAGGATACCCCGGTCGGACGTTTGCGGTTGTGAAGGCTGCACATGGGTCCACAGGAACTCCTCTGACAGCGTTCCTCGCCTTCGACATCACAGGCCCGTGGTGGTGACATGACTTGGTGGACTACAGTCGCGGGCTTAACCCCGCTTGCAGTACACGATGCCGCGAGCATAAGCGGGACGCAGTTGCTGGATCGTATCGGGACAAACCACATCACGGCCACTACAGACCTGGTTCAATCGAGCGAGAGGCTGTTTACGTCGGTATACGGAAACGGGGCTGTCATGTCCTACGGTAGTTCTGTGTCGCTACCAACGGACTGCACGATCTGCGCGTTGGCGAGAGATACCAGCAGTTCTCCCGGTATCGTGATGCTGTACGACACGGTGAGTGGCGGGTACGTGTTTGACCATGAGACGAGCGACAACAAATGGTACATCGCCAAAGCCGCCGCGACGTATTCATCATTCGCAACGGATACGTTTTCGATTGAGTTTAAGTTCCTGGCGCTCGTAAAGACCGGAACCAGTGCAGTGATGTACGTCGATGGTGTGCAGCTTGGCGGAACGTTGACCGACAAAATGCCGCCAGCGATAGATCGGGTCGGAAACCCTCCAGCTGCTGCAAGGAACTTCCAGACGACAGACAATCTCGCGGCTGTGGGCATCTGGAGCGGGACGGCAACACAAGCTGAACTAATCTCGCTTGAGGCGGCGTGTCGCGCTGCTCTGGCGCTTACCGGGACTGCTCGCGGCATCACACCTATATTTTCCCGACTTGACAATACGGTTCCCGCAGCGCTGGCCAGACCAGTAGCTACGGTCTACGCGCAGCCGATGAGCAGGCTGCCGTTGTTCCAGAACCCTTATGCAGGCGCTGGGCAGATCACGGGCACGGTGAAGAAGAAGGCACTGCCTGACAACCTACCGCTGGCTCGCAAGGTGCGCCTGTACCACGACCGCACCGGGCAACTGGTCGCGGAGACATGGAGCGATGCTACGACAGGCGCTTACCAGTTCCTTGGCCTGGACTTGGCTGAGACCTTCACGGCGCTGGCACTGGACCACACCCACACCTACCGTGCGGTGGCTGCTGACAACCTATCCGCATCACTATGAGGACGCAACATGATTTCTGAAACAACAGCCTGCCGTGAAGGCGCTCTATCTGGCCGCTTGGCGTTCTTGAACACAGGGTCCGGCACGGCATACGTGCGGGTTTACGGTGACGGGCGACCGGCGAGCGTGAACGACGCTCCAGGTACTGCGCTGCTTGTTCAAATACCACTGACGAATCCGGCTGGGTCTGTGGCTGCAGGTGCTTTAACGCTAACCGCTTCAGACACAGGACTGATCGCCAACACCGGCATTGCCACGTGGGTTCGCGTGGTAAACCGCAACGGTGACACCGCATTCGACATGGATGCCGGTGCCGTGGCCAGCGGGGCCGAGTGCGAGCTGTCCGAGGTCAATCTGTTTGCTGGTGGCCTGGTAGCCCTGGTGTCTGCCGTTCTTCAATGAGTGTCGTTGATTTTGTCTTTGACCAGTCAGCCAGTACCTCCGGCGATCTGGTCTTTGGCGAAATCGCAACCGGCTCCAGTTATGCGGCGATAACCGGATCGTTTCAGCCACTTGCTGCTTCGTTCCTTGCGCTACCCAGTCGCAACGCAGAAATCACAGGCACGTTTCAGCCGCTAACGGCTTCGTTCCAGCTAAACGGCCTGACCACCGCAGAAATCACAGGCACGTTTCAGCCGCTTGCGGCTTCGTTCCTTGCGCTACCCGGTCGCAACGCAGAAATCACAGGCACGTTCCAGCCGCTTGTTGTGTCTGCATTGGTCGGCAAGATCGAGCACGCACAGATCACCGGGTCGTTCCCGGACCTGACGGCCTCGATGCTGATCGTGCCGACCGTTCGCACAACGATCACTGGCGAGTTTCCTCCACTGACAGCCTTTCTCGAAGCCGCGTACTCCAGCAACACGGCACGGCCAACGGTAAACCACAGCGGGGTGAAGTGGCAGACGGCGCAACCTGCTGAGACGGGCAACGAACTGAAACACCAAGACGCATCGCGTGCTCCGGTAGGCTGGGAGGCGTTTTGGCAGCGGGCGCTGGGCCAATCCGAGAATATCGAGCACCGGCTACCATCAGCATTCCAGCCGAATCCTGTGCATACCAGCGTGTCGTTTCAGGACGGCACCAGCCTGGTGTACGACGCAAAGGCGGCGCAGCAGGATGCCACGCGAACGCCCTTGCCCCTGTTGGGTAAATTTCAGGATGGAACGCCTATCTTCGACAGCACCCGATTCCGGCACCAGGATGGCGACCACACGAAGCGACTGAGCCGTAAGGCTCGCTACCAGGAAGCCAAACCCCTGCGGGTCATCCGCAGCGGGAGGATGCAGTCGGCCACTCCGTTCATCGTTGGTAGGGACGCACGGTTTCAGGATGCCATGCGCCCGCCTGCTGGCGTGACGCAGCCCCCTCAGCCGCCCGTGGTCCCGCCGTCAACGTGCTACACACCTAGCCCGCATCTGGTGTTTAGCGACCTCTTCGGAGGGGTTGGCGATCTGCTATTTATTTGCGACAATTACACGCCGGGGCCACCTGGCGGGACCGTGGTTGTCCCAGTCAAAAGGGTTTATATCGTGCTCAATGTTGTCAATCTTCGCAGGGTGTCCGATGACCAGCCTGTGCCAACTATGGGCATGTCCCTGTCCCTCGACGTTGGATCGTGGACCTGGAGCTTCAGCGCCACTTTGCCCGGTTCTGCGCTGGCGCTGGTGAAGCCGACAGAATCGACAATCACAGAACTCAAGGCGACGATCAACGGAACCGAGTTCCGCGTCCTGGCCGAGTCTGTCAGTCGGGATCGTTCGTTCGGGCAATCCAACATCCGCATCTCTGGCCGTGGCCGTAACGCCACCCTGGATTCTCCATACACGCCGACCCAGAGCTTCGTCAATGTGCAAGAGCGCACGGCGCAGCAGTTGATGGACGACGTACTCACGTACAACAACATCTCGCTTGGATGGACGGTCAACTGGGGGCTGGAGGACTGGCTGGTGCCCGCAGGCGCATTCAGCCACCAGGGCACCCACATCTCTGCGCTCAACGTAATCGCAAAAGCGGCGGGCGGTTTCCTGTTGCCTCACACGTCTGCCAAGAGCTTCAGCGTCAAGCCACTGTACCCGGTTGGCCCATGGGATTGGGGCACGTTGACACCCGACTTCGAGATTCCAGCCGATGTCGCCGTGCAGGAGGGACTGGAATGGCTCGACAAGGCACCATACAACCGCGTATACGTGTCTGGCGAGTCAGTTGGGGTACTAGGTGCCATCACACGTCTTGGAACGGCTGGAGACGTTGTAGCGCCTATGGTGGTGGACCCTCTAATCACTGCCGGGGCTGCTGCTCGCCAGCGGGGGCTTGCCGTACTGTCCGACACCGGCTTGCAGGCGCATGTAACGCTTCGGATGCCCGTGCTGGCTGAAACCGGCATCCTGCTTCCTGGCCACATGATCGACTACGTGGACGGGGCGACCACACGCCGGGGGATCGTGCGTAGCTCGCGGGTCAACGTGCAAGGATCGGCAAATATCTGGCAATCGGTCGGCCTGGAGACGCACGATGTTTAAGAACCCATATGCCCGCCTGATCGGCATACTCCCAAAGCGCCCGCTGATGGTGGGCACCGTCACCAGCATCGACGGCGGTGTGGCCGTCATCGAGTTGCCCGGTGGCGGCACGGACAAAGCCCGTGGCGATGCCAGCGTGGGTCAGCACGTTTTTTTCCGCGATGGTGCCATCGAGGGGCTTGCCCCTGCGTTGGTCGATGTCAGCTACGAGGTCTGAGCATGTTTACTGCCCTGCTGTCGTTCCTTGGCGGGTCTGCCTTTCGCATGATCTTCGGGGAATTGAGCGCCTGGATGACCAAGAAGCAGGACCACGCCCAGGAGATTGAGCGCTTGCGGCTGCAGGGCGAGATGGACGCAGCGCAACATGCTCGCAACCTTGAGGCCATCCGCGTGCAAGCCGAGCTTGGTGTCAAGACCATCCAGGTGCAAGCGGAGTCGGCTATCAGCCAGATCGAAACAGATGCATGGTCGAAGCTAGTTGACAGCACGACCAGGATCACAGGTATCAAGTGGATCGACACATGGAACGGCTCGATTCGTCCGGCGTTGGCTTCGCTGGCCATGCTGGTCGTCATCGCCCAGATCGTCGTCAACGGCTTCACGCTTACCGACTGGGACCGCGAGCTTGTGGCCGCGATCCTGGGCATCTACCTGGCAGACAGGCAACTGACGAAGCGCGGGAAATGAACGACCTCGCAGTACAGGTTGCAGCGATCCTGATCCGCAGGTTTGAAGGTTTCAGATCAAAGCCGTACATCTGCCCTGCCGGGGTCGCGTCAATCGGCTTCGGGGCCACCCGGTACGAGAACGGCAGTCCCGTGCAGTTGACCGACCTGCCGATCACCCGCAAGCGTGCCGAGCAGTTGATGCTGTGGTCGGTGCAAAAGGTCTACCTACCTGCCGTGATGAAGATGTGCCCTGGCGTGCCCGATGCCTACAAGCTGGCAGCGCTGATTGATTTCACGTTCAACCTTGGTGCTGGCAGGCTGCGGGCAAGCACGCTCAGAAGGCGCGTAAACGCCCAGGATTGGCCCGCTGTTGCGTCTGAGCTGAGGAAGTGGACCCGTGGTGGCGGGAAGGTGCTCAAGGGGCTTGTAGCTCGTCGTGAGGCTGAGGTGGCCTTGGTGCAGTTGCTCGGCGCTTAGGCAACGGGGCCCAGGCAATCCAGAAGGGGTCTTTTCCGTTGTAGGTGGCGTACTGCGCGACACCACCCGCGCCGAACAACTGCACCTTGACGGCAACCGGGCACTTGCTCATGTCCTCGTTCCAGTAGTAGTTCTGGTCCACGGCCACGGTGCCCTCGCTGTTGATCTCGACGTTCATTCCGGCACCTCTTGACATCCTCCCCTGCCTGAAGGCAGGGGATTCCTACGGTGCTANNCGCCTGTCAGGATCACGTCTGTCTCCCGCTGCGGGCCATCGCCCGACGCTCATGCTCCCATTGCTCGCGGCATCCGCTGTCACACCAGCGGTCGTCGTCACCAACAATCTCGTCGCACCAGTGGCACCGACCTGTCGGCTGCGGTCCTTCGGGTTGCCGCTGGCGCAGCATGGCGGGCGACTCGCGCTCGATGTGGTCCTGGGCCTTGTCTGCGTCATCCATCGCAATTCACACCTTGCTCTCAACTTCAACCGCTGCGTCGATGGCTTGCCGCAGCGTGGCGTGAGTGGTCCCGATCACCTTCATGCCAATGTCAGTTTGTTTCAAAACTGCCCACCGGCCCGACGTGTGCGCCGTGGTCCAGCCAAACAGCTCAAGGTTGCTGAGACGGTCACGATCTTCTGTCGCAATGTTTCGTGCAAGGTTGGCCGTACCAACGAAACTGAATACTGCTCCGATAAAAAACGCGACGATTGCAAATACCCACTCCATTACGCACTACCTTTCTGTTCCTCAAGCACTTCAACCAGCTTTTGCAGGTAGTGCTGCGCCTTTTTGATTTCCGTAAGCTGCTCGTCCTTCGTACCCATTCGCATGGTGTACTTGAGCGCATTGCCACGGTAGAACCCGATGCGCTGATCCAGCGGCCAGGTGTCAATCACCTCCCAAGGCTGCACACCCGCATCTTTGTAGTGATTGCCGCCGACCTGTATGTCGTTTGCACGCTGCGGCTTTTCTTCTTCGATTACACGGTAGGCGAAGATGTCACCGTCGCTCCCGCTGTGCGACCACTTCAAGGCGGTAGCTGTGCATGGACCACGATTGCCGTTTCGCAAAATGACATCGACCCTTTCTCCGGGTACTGGGCACTCGCCACCCTCACACGGTGTAAAGCCTTCTGGTATTTTCACCTTCGGTTTTTCTTCCTGGAGCACCCGGTAAGCAATGATTCGATACTCATCTTCGGAATTTAGCCAGCACAAGTCGCGGGCAAGTGATGACGATATAGAACCATCGGCGTGCATGACTTCTACTTCTGTTGAGGGAGAAACTGGGAACGCCTTGCCATCCCACGGCGTAAAGCCTTCTGGAATTTGCACTATCATTTATTTTCCTTTCGTTTGTGTTTATTGAGCATTTAGTATAACCTAAATAGGCAGCTTTTGAGCAAAAGTTTAGCGATTTTTCATCGCTTCCATGAGCGCGTCTTGAATCGAGGCTTTCGACTTCAGGCGTGCGACAACAACCTCATCGAGCGTGCCCTTGGCGACGATGCGATGGACGAATACCGGGCGCTTGTAGCCGCTCTGTGCTTGGCGCGTCGGCCCGATCCGCTCGATGGCCTGGCTGTCGGCCTCAAGGCTCCAGTTGCTTGAAAAGAAGCAGCAGATGTTGCCACCGTGTTGCAGCGAGAGGCCATGTCCAGCGCTCTGTGGATGGGCCAGCAGCACAGGTATCCGCCCTGCATTCCAGTCGTCGATGGTCTGTGTTTTTGCGCCCAGGTGTGCAGCCTTGGGTAGTGCTTTCTGGATGCGTGCCAGGTCGCTCTTGAAGTGGTAGAACACCAACACCGGCATCCCGGCTGCTTCCTCGATCACGCTTTGCAGCGCTTCGATCTTGGCATCGTGCACTTCGACCCAGTTGCCTTGGTCGTCGGTGTAAGCAGCACCTGCGGCCAGTTGCAGGCACTTCTGCGACTTGGCACCAGCGCTGAATGCCTCGATGGTATGACCTTCAATCTCGGTGAAAAATTCTCGTTCGATTTCCTTGTACTGCTTGCGGGCCGAAGGCGGCAAGTCCACATGGATGATGTTCTCAATCAGCGGGGGCAGGTCGAAGTGATCGCGGGCCTCGATTGCGATGGTCACGTCCTTGATAGCCGCACGTATCTGGCGGTCGGCATGTGGCATCGGCTCGATACGTGCGTAGTTGTCGCGGCCTGGAAGTTGTCGAAACCACCGTTGCTGAAACGCACTGAAGCTGGTGCCCAGTCGTCGGCCAGCATCGAGAAAGAAGCACTGGCCCCATAGTTGCTCCAGGCCGTTGGCAGCAGGCGTGCCGGACAGGTTGACGAAGCGCTTGGCCTTGGTGAGTGCGACACGGGCCAGCGACTTGGCACGTGATCCACCTTGCCCTGTCAGGAACTGCTTGCCGTTCTTGCTGGTTCGCAGGCTGACCCGCAGGCCAGCGAGCCTGCTGCTTTCGTCACACACGATCATGTCAAACGGCCACGTCGCGCCGTAGTTATCCACAAGCCAGGTCAGGTTGTCGTAGTTGATCGTCGTGATGTCAGCACCGGACTGGATCGCAGCATGGCGCGTCGCTGCGTCACCGATGGCAACCGCGCACGTCATGTGCCCGAAGCTGGCGCTGAACTTCTGGATTTCACCGGGCCAGGTGGACAAGGCCACCCGCTTCGGAGCAACAACCAGCACCCGCTTTACCTCGCCAAACAGTAGCAGCGTGGCGATGGCCTCAAGGGTGGCTGGACCCTTGCCCGTGCCCATGCCGGCGTAGAGGTTGCAGCGGGGTGTGTCGATGATGAACTGCGACATCGGGCGCTGGTACGGGCGAGGCTCGAACTTCACACCATCTGCCCCATCTCATACAGTTCCCTGTACTGCCACCAGCCGACGAAGTTGCGGCTGATTTCCACCTTACCGCAAGATGCCTGGTGCTCGCATGGCGATGCGTGCATCGGCTTGCTTTCCACAAGGCGCTTGAACAGCGCCAAGTCCTCCGATTCGCTTGGGTTGGTGCCGTCGTGCTTGAGGTAGCTGACGCGGGCGCATCGGGCCGCACTGATCTTCGGTAGAAGCGAGCAGTGAATGTGATCGCGTTCGTCGTCCGAAATGTAGGGCAGGTGCCATGAGTTGTAATTGTTCAGGCCACGGTAGCGAGGGATTGGCGTACTGGCGTTGATTGCATCCCGAATGGCGCACGCGAGCGCCTGGAACTCCGGCTGTGCGTCAGGGTGGCATCGCAACTCGAAAAAGTTTTTCCACTCGGTAGCGGTAACAACCGTGTGCATCCACTGGAACGGCTCCAGCACGCGGTTGACGATCTGCTTGTGCAGGCCGAGCTGGTTCAGGTTTTCGGCTTGCCTCGCTGCGGAGCGAGCGGCCTCTATCCAGGCGGTCGTTGTTGAGGTCGGATCGTCGTGTTCGGCGTTGGCCTGCATTCCGGGCTGATTAAGACCCCAGTGGATCGGCATTGCTGGGTTGCTACGTACTTGCGCGATCATCTTGGCCACCGGAATAGCCCGCGACGACGATGACGAACGTGAAAATACCCTGTGGGTGAGAAATTCTGAGTGGATGAATCGCGGGTACATGAGCTGCAGCGTTGTAATCCGATGGTCAAACTCGTTGATGCTGTCAGCGATAACAGTTGCGGTGATCTGCGACATCACTTGACTCCAGTGCTGCCGAAGCCATTGGTCCCGCGCTCGGTGGTATCGAGCACACTGACCTCGCACAGCGAGACGGGTTCAACTCGATCAAACGATGCTTGAGCAATACGGTCGTTGGAGTTGATCGTGAACGACTCGATGCTGTGATCGTTACGCAGCGTGATGAGCACTTCACCACGGTATCCTGAATCAACAACACCGACGCAGTTGGCCAGCCGAATGCCGTTTTTGAACCCGTGCCCAGAGCGCGAGTAGAGCATGATCTTCCAGCCCACCGGTACGTTGAACGCAAGCCCTGTCGGGATCCAGGCTACCGATCCTGGGTGGATAGTGATCGGCTTGTCGATGTCGGCCCGTAGGTCGAAGCAGGCATCGCCGACGTGTGCGAATTGCGGCTCCGTGGCCGTCGGTGTGAGTTTCACGTATTCAAGTTTCATTGTTCATCCCTTTGTTAAGGCTTTGTTTGCCATTGTTGAAAAGCGCGTCAATTTCTTCAAAGGTGCTGACGACGTGCACCTGTAACCCTGCGGCACGCAGCCGCTCATGTTCACGTTCTTGGCCCGGTCGTGGCTTTTCGCCTGGGCGCTTGCATTCGACCAGCATGTGCTGACCTTGGAGCAACAGCAGGTCGTCCGGCGCATTGTTGCGACCGATCCATGCGATCCTGCGGTAGTCACCTCCGAGTTCCTTGACCCGGTTGTGCAGGTACTGCTCGATGGCGTTTTCTCTCACGGCTAGTCCTTTCGATACCTACTTGTTTCAAAACCAGCGGCAGAAAGAGGTAGCCCTTCTGCCCAAGGTGGGTTTGTTGCCAGTATGTCCACCAGACCCTGCGGGGAGAACGCATCGGTGTCTGGCGCCTCCGTAATAATTTCATCGTGCACTGTCAAGATCGGGGTGTAGCCCTGCTTCTCTGCGGTCAAGATTGCTGGTGCTAGGATGTCCCTAGCAATCGTTTGGCACACATTCCCGGTCATCTTCCCTCCGTGTGTAAACACCCGAACCCAGTTGCGCGTGGTCTTGTCTTCCTCCGTGGCTTCGCCTAGGTACGAGATGCCTCCGTCCTTGGTCAGTTGGGGGTCGAAATAAGTCAAGAACCGTCCGCTGGGTAGCCGGACCACCAGCCACCGCTGGCCGCTGTGCGATACGCATCTGACCTTTATGTACCGGCCTACGGGGAACACAGCGCCCCAATTGCGTATGGCACTCTTGGCTGCGTTTTGCAGTCCATACCAGAACTGCACCGTTGCTGGATGCCTCGCACGCCATGCCAGCTTACAAGCCTCGCTTGCTAACCACTCCACCTCGCTTATCTCAAGTTTTGTCGGACCATCTGCACCCCAGGTAGCTAGGTTGTTGTGGGCTTTTTGAATCAGATCAGGTGCAAGTTGCTTCTGCAATACACCCCAATAGTCGGCCATCCGAACGTTGTAGGCGTGTGCAAAAGTTTGGTATCCAGCGGCACCACCCATGTACCCGCTGGCCAAATCTGAGACCTTGCCTAGGGAGTTACGAATGGCTTTAGGTATCTCCCACGGGTCAATGCCGGTGATGATCGACGCCGTGACTTTGTATAGGTCTGGACCAGTGCCTGCGTCATAGGCGCGGAACGCATCCAGTTTCCATTGCTCCCCGGCAACCCAGGCCAGTACGCGGCCTTCAATGTTGGAAAGATCAGCGACCTCCAGCTTCTTGCCAGGTGGGGCAATCACCACCCCCCGCAGTGCGGCAGCCCCGTACAACATGAGGTCGTCAAAAAATAGATCGTGCGTGCCGAGCTTTAGGCACTCGATGTACATCTCAACGTCCTTTGCGTCAGGCAATCCCCGTGAGGGCAAGTTTTGCGGCTGAAACAAGCGGCCCGCCCACCTGCGCGTGCGACCAGCACCAGCGAACTGCAGCCCTCCGCGAAAACGACCATCGTCCTGCACCGCTGGGTCGAGGGCTGCATACTTCGACGTGCTGGTCCGGTTTGCCGCCATCGACAATTCCATCAACTCGCGCAGTTCGCCCTGGGCCTTGCCTGCCTTTATCATCTGGACGAACGTGTCTTTCGTTGTGTCCTCAAGCGCAACACCGAACCGCTCCAGCACAAACGTTTTGAACTGCTCCCGCTGCGAAGGACGATCAACTTCCCCCAGGGTAAGTTGGCGAAACCGATGCGTGATGCGTTCTTTCTCCGCGACAGCCGCACGGGCACCGGCCCGTGTCAACTCCTGATCCACGAAGAACCCACGCTCGTTGATCCGTTGGTCGCAGTGCCACTCCGCAATTGCACTGTCGTCCCAGTTCCAGGTAGGCATACGACGCACGCACTCGCGCATGGCGGTAATGTCGTTGGCTGCATACTTCTTGAATCGCTCCCACTCGGCGGGGTGGGTGGTCCGGTCGGCCCGTCTGAGCTTTCGGTTGGCAGGCAACGGGCGGGTAAAAAGCGCCACCAATTTGCTGCCTTCTTTCAACTTTGCCATGTCCTCTGGCACGCGCAGGACCGAGCAAAGTTCAGACAAACTGCCAGGAAGTGCGTGAGATAGGGCTTGTGCCATACTGCATCGCCACCGTGCAAGAGGTATGCGAGGGAGGTGCGCCTGCAGTGGTCCGTTGTGGATCGCCTTGTCGAATGCGGCGTTGTGCGCCCACACTTCGCTGGCGCAGGACATCGCAGCCCACAAGTCATCCGGTATTGGTTCGCACGTGCAATCCCAGACCTGAGGGGCGTCGTCCTCAATCGCGTATGCGATAAGCAGGTCTTGCGCCTGCGCTGCGTATTGGTAGGTTCCGACCTGCTTCAGATCGGCATCGGAGTACGTCTCCCGGTCAAGCCATAGCCTCATTTTTATTCTCTCAATACTGCTTAAAAACTGATGACCCGTTCCTCCGAATCCCGCTAATACACTTACGAGCAGGGCCACGGTTTATGCACGTCTGCTGCGCTGAGATGTCCTATAGGGGGACGCAGCAGACTAGCATTCGGAGGCTGGGTACCGCGTGGGCGTTACGCGGCTTGAAAGTACCCGGCTCCCCCTTGATTTGGGTTACGTTGTGGTCACATTCAGTGCCGATTCGTCCCACCATGACTCGGCGTCTACTCCGTCGGCACGCTTGTATCGCACAAGATACTGCAGGCCTCCGTTGAGATATTGAGAACGACCAATGACTACTCCGTGCTCATTGCTGACGATGATGACAACGTTTGCACCGAGTTCGATTAAAGGTGGTGTGTACATAACTGCTCCGATCAGAACAAGTCGTTGGCACCAGAGGTCGTCTCAGCGACTTCCTCTTCATCAAAACCATCAGCCGAGGTTGGGCCTGATCCGAACGCTTCGCCGTCCTGGGCAAACTGCACGGCCTCGATCTTTGCGTAGACCTGGTTCGGGATGATTTCCCCGTTGTCACCCTTGAACGACTTGCCTGCTACGAATTGCACCTTGATGTTGCAATAGCACCCACAGTACGGAACCTTGACCGCCCATCCGAGTTGGTCGGTCACGTCAACACCATCGACCATGCCGCGACCATCTTCGGTGATGGTGACGAATTTGCCGTTGAACTTCTTTGGGCCGACCACCTGCGGCTTCATCTTGTTTGACGTGCTGATGTAGAGCTTGTCCTTGTAGGCTTCACGCACGCTGCCATCGTCGTTGAGCTTGTCGTTGCCGTTGCGAACGGCCTTGTTGTTCGCAGCCATCGACTGAATGACGTTGATTGCGTTGCCTGCCCACAAACCTTTGGCGGCTTCGATCATGGCGTTTTTGGCCAGCGTTGCGTTCTCGCTGTTCGGCTCGATCAGGGCGCTGACCTTGTACTTGGGTGCGCCACCGTTCATGCCTTTACCGGGTTTGAACACATCGAGCCATGTCATGCGAACGTGCTTGAGGATTACGGATTTGGCGCTTGCAAAGTTAGACATTTTGGATTTTCCTGGTTAAAAAAAAAGATCGCTGTTTGGTTGGTCGGGAACATCGTCAAAGCCTGCTGTCATCGACAGCGAGGGCCTTGGGTCTGTTTCAAGGACGATGGTGGGTTGACCTTCGACCTGGATAATTAACTCCTGCAGCTTCGTCCAGTGGTCTGGAGCGATAGCAGGAGATAGAGGGCGCTCGCCTTTTTTCGCCTTCTTTGGCGCCGCGAACTTTTCGGCAGTGGTCGGGCTAACCAGCTTGCTTTCGTACATGGACCAAACAGGTATCCCGTTTTCTGCGATAGCCTGTACAACCTTGCCTTCATCGACCCACTTGCGAGCACCGGCCTTGCCCTTGACCAGCTTGTAACTCAGGCCATCGGAACGCACGACAGCCTCACCAGCAGTGAGTGCTGCACGTGTGCGATCCATGACAGCAGAACACCAGTCCTGCACCATCGGCAGTGCTGCGAACAGATCGCCCAGCCTGCGCTCGTTGATCGACGCTGGCTTGACTTCTTCAACATCGCCAAAGCCGACAAGTGCCTCGCTGATGACCGCTTCTGTCTGTGCAGAGCAGTTACCTGACGCACGGCAAAAGCGGCAGTTGGAAGCAGACGGCCTGAACGTCGGATTCAGATCGCACTCGATGGCGCGATGCGACAAGCGCTCGATAGTGTCGTTCAACTGGACAACGGGTCCAGACCACTGGCTGACGCTTTTCAACGGCGGTTGCGAGATTGTCAGGATGACGTTCTCAAAATACCGACCTGTATAGCGCATCGCACCGCTGGCATACATGGCCAGTTGCTCGTTCGGATCAACTTTCTCCGGCACGTGCTCGCCAGTCACGATGTCGTTGTGCGCTGGTACGACAACCTCGTATGCCGATACCGGGTTGCGACCGAGTTTCAGGTCGATAACCTCAATGGTGTCGTAATAGGTCAGGATCACGTCTGCCGAACCCGATGCGCCGACCTCACCAGTGATGTGGTCGATTGGCACGGAGGTTTCAACGTACAACGTTCCTCCAGTAAGAGCCACACGATCACGCACGTATTCGACATGCGACACGCACAGGTCTATGAGTTCCTGATCGACGGTGTGGGTGGCGATGATTTCTACGCATGGGTTAGCCATGATGCGGAACCCGTCTCGCCAATCCTCTACACTACTATTGGACTCAGGCTGTATCCAGAACACCATCTCCATGCCCAAGTAGCTCTGCGGGTCGATAGTTTGGTCTACCAGCATCTCAGCGCACATCTGGTGGCCACAGGTGCCAGTGCGCGATGCCACGTTACCACTTCTAGGGTATCCGTCTTGTGCGTTGACAGAGGCAGTACAACCTTCACGCCCGCCCCACCTGTGGGCAGACGACGGCGGCTTGCGAGCGTGATAACCCACGATCAGAGGCCCAGGTCGTCGGTTGCGGGCGCGTTCAGCAGCGAGTTGACGAACGCCAGCACCTCAGCGTTCTTGCCCAAGCCCTCAAGGTGAGGAACCTTTTTACCTTCAAGACCGAACTGCTTGAGCACGGCCAGCACACCGTCACGACCATGCCCAGGCTTGTCGCTCTTGTTGAGCGCCTGGATCGCACCAAGAACTGT